GTGGTCGTAAGGCACTGATAGAGGGTCTTGCTAATGCTTTGGAAGGTATACTAAGTGTAGTAAAACCTATTGGCGAAGCTTTTAGAGAAATATTTCCAGCAACAACAGCAAAACAATTATTATCATATACCGAAAAATTTAAGGATTTCACGTCTAAACTTAAGATAGGTGATGAAACAGCTAAAAATCTTAAAGCAACTTTTAAAGGTGCATTTACAGTATTAAAATTGGGTCTTACTATAGTTACCACTTTAGCGAAAGCTTTCTTTAAATTATTAGGTAATGCTGTAGATATCGTGAGTGTAATTCTTATGGGTACTGGAGCTATGGGTGATTTTGTAAGTGAAATTGGCGGAGCGATAGATAAGTCTAATGTCTTTAGCAATGCTATTAATAAAACTGTTGATTTACTTCAAAATGGAATTAATAAAGTTAAAGAATTTGGTGGAGAGATAAAAGAAGGTTTTAAAGCTGATGGTTATGAAGGATTCATAGGATTCCTTAAAGGAGTTTGGGAATTCGTTTCAATGATTGGTGGAGGACTTTCTAAAGCTTTTGGTAATATCGGTCAAGCTATCGCTGATGCCTTTGGTAAAAATAGTTTTATGGATGTAATAAATAGTGGTATATTCACAGGTTTACTTCTTAATTTGTTTAAAGATTCTTTTGGAAAAGGTTTCTTTGCTGAATTACAAGAACGAATTACAGGTAAAAAGGGTATTCTTGCTACTGTTACAGAAGTATTGGACGGTGTTAGAGGTTGTTTCGAAGCATATCAAAACCAATTAAAAGCTGGAACTTTATTAAAGATTGCTTCTGCTATAGCTATATTAGCAGCTTCAATATTTGTAATAGGTTCTATTGATTCTGATAAATTAGGACAAGCTTTAGCCGGGATAACTGTATTATTTGCTGAATTATTAGGCTCTATGGCGTTATTCTCTAAAATGCCTAAAATGAAAGGTGTATTCAGAGCTATACCGTTAATGCTTAGTATGGCTACATCAATATTGATATTATCTGCTGCTTTAAAAATTATTAGCGGTATGAAATTTGCAGAAATGATGACAGGTCTTGTTGGTATTGGTGCATCTATGGGTATATTGATTGGTGCGTTATATCTAATGCCTGAGAAGAAATTGCATGGTAGTGCGAAAGCGATTCGTACATTATCTGTTGGTTTACTAATTTTATCAGCCGCATTAAAAGTAATGGGTTCTATGTCTTGGGATGAATTAGGTAGAGGTCTTACTGGTATGGCTGGTGGTTTAGTAGCTATGGTTGCTGCTATTAATTTATTACCTAAAAGCACAGCTTTACGTGCTGCTGGTATGATTGGTTTAGCTACATCACTTGTTATATTAGCTGGAGCTTTAAAGATAATGGGTTCTATGACATGGGATCAAATAGGTAAAGGATTAGCTACATTAGCTGGTTCATTAATTGCCGTAGCTGCTGCTATTAGATTATTACCAGCAAAAACTATGGTTATTAGTGTTGGTCTTATAGGTGTGGCTATTTCGTTAAATATTTTAGCTTATGCGTTAAAAAGCATGAGTAATATGACCTGGGAACAAATAGGTAAAGGATTAACTGTATTAGGTGGTTCCTTACTTATTTTAAGTGTAGCTCTTATAGCAATGAGAAAATCATTAGGTGGTTCTGCTGCTTTATTAGTTGCATCATCAGCAATAACAGTATTAGCAATAGCTTTAAAAATACTAGGTAGTATGAGTTGGACGTCTATTATAAAAAGTCTTGTAACATTAACTAGCATATTTGTTATTATGGGCGTAGCCGGTGCTGCTCTATCTGCAATAATTCCTGCAATATTAGGATTAGCTGGATCTGTTGCGTTATTTGGTGTTGGAGCTGTAGCGTTAGGTGTAGGATTAACGTTAATTGCTACAGGTATAAGTCTGTTAGCAGTTGCTGTTACATCAGGTGCTACCGCTATAGTAGCTGGTATATCCGTCATTATTATGGGTATATTAGGTCTTGTTCCAGAAATTATAAAGATTATAGGTCAGGCTATTATGGCTTTCTGTAAAGTAATTGGAGATTGTGCTCCATCTATAGCTGAAAGCGTATTAAAATTAATAGCTGAAATCTTGAAATCTTTAGCTAAATACACACCTATAATTGTAGATTCGCTATTCGAATTATTGATAGGTATTTTAGATACATTAGCTTTAAGAATGCCTGAATTGATTTCATCAGCGTTAAAAGTTATTAGTTCATTCTTCAAAGGAATTGCAGATGGATTAAGTAACGTGGATGGTGCTAGTTTATTAAAAGGTGCTATAGCTGTAGGTATAATGTCAGGATTAGTTTATATTTTAGCAGGAGTATCAGGTATGATAGGTCCAGCTATGGTTGGTTTATTAGGTGTTGGAGCATTAATCGCTGAATTAACTTTAATTTTAGCAGCGATAGGTGGTCTTGCACAAATACCTGGATTAACATGGTTAATTGGTGAAGGTGGAAACTTATTAGAAATTATCGGTACAGCTCTTGGTAAGTTTGTTGGTGGAATAGCTGGTGGTATTGCACAAGGATTTACAAGCTCGCTTCCTGATATTGGTACTGATTTAGCTAATTTTATGACAAATATTAAACCGTTTATTGATGGAGCTAAAAGTATTGACGAATCAGTATTATCTGGGGTTAAAAATCTTGTTGGTACAGTATTAGCTATAACAGGAGCTAATGTTGTATCATCTATAGCTTCATTCTTAGTTGGTAAAAAATCATTAACTGATTTTGGTAATCAATTAGTACCGTTTGGTAAGAGCATGATGGAATATAGTAATGTTGTATCTGGAATAGATGCTAATTCTATCATGAATTCATCTCTTGCTGCTAAGGCATTAACTAATGTCGCTAATGCTATTCCTAATAGCGGAGGATTATTAAACATATTTACTGGTACTGACAGTTTATTATCTTTTGCTATACAATTAGTACCGTTTGGAAAAGCACTTAAAAACTATGCTAGTACTGTTGATGGAGTTAATGTAGATGCTATTAGTGCTTCTGCTAAAGCAGCTAAAGCTCTTGCTGAAATAGCTAATGCTTTACCAAATACAGGCGGTATTGTTTCTTGGTTTACTGGTGATAATAGCATCGCAAATCTTGCTTTAAATCTAAAACCATTAGGTAAAGGATTAAAAGATTTTTCAACAGAAACTTCAGATATTAAACCAGAAAATATAAAAGCAGCCGCTGAAGCAGCTAAAGCAATAGGTGAGATGGCTAGCGTTATACCTAATGAAGGTGGAATGAAAGCGTGGTTTGTTGGCGATAAAAGTATTTCTAAATTCGCTGATAACTTTAAACCTTTAGGTACAGGATTAAAAGATTTTGCTAATGAGGTTGACGGTATAAAACCCGATACAATAGTTGCCGCTTCTAATGCTGCTAAAACATTAGCTGAAATGTTTAGTGTTATACCTAATGAAGGTGGTGTAGTTGCCTGGTTCACAGGCGATAATAGTATAGCTAAATTTGCTGGAAATCTAAAGTCTTTAGGTACAGGTTTAAAAGAGTTTTCAACCGAAACTTCAGACATTAAACCAGAGAACGTAACAGCTGCTGCAAATGCCGCTAAAGCATTAGCTGAAATGGCTAGTGTTATACCTAACGAAGGTGGCATAGTTGCATGGTTTACTGGTGATAATAGTGTTGCTAAATTTGCTGATAAATTAGAAGATCTAGGTAAAGGTATTAAGAAATTTTCTGATGCTGTAACTGGTATTGTGCCAGAAAATGTTACATCAGCTGCAAATGCCGCTAAAGCTCTTGCAGAAATGGCTGACACAGTACCTAAAAAGACTGGTAAGATTGTTTCTTTTGGAGAAAACTTAGTAACATTTAGCGGTAAATTAAAATCATATTTCGATAAAACTGGAACAATTACTTCAGAATCTATTACTAATTCAACTAATGCTGTTAATTCAGTTAAAAATATTGGTGATGGTTTTAATACTACAGCACTTACAGATGCTTCTAAAGCTTTAGATAAACTTGTGAAATCGGTTAAGAAAGCTAGCGATATTTCAGAATCTTCAGTGAAAGGTTTTGCTGATGCTATGTCTAAGCTAGGCGAAATCAATGTAGACTCTATTATTTCAGCGTTTAATAATGCTGGAAATGAATTGAAAGACGCTGGTAAGAAAATTATAGATAAAGTTATAGAAGGTATTAAAAGTAAAAATTCAGACGTAATAAAAGCTGGATCAGATTCTATTCTTGCATTTATTAAAGGTTTAGAATCACAAAAAACATCATTGAATACAGCATGCAGAAGAGTTACATCTACTTGTGCTTCTTCGTTAAAAGGTTACAAAAACAGTTTTTATGATGCTGGTATATATCTTGTAGACGGATTCGCCAATGGTATTAGTGCCAATTCTTATAAAGCAGCTGCTAAAGCAAGAGCTATGGCTAAAGCTGCTGAAACCGCTGCTAGAAACGAATTAAAGATCAATTCGCCATCTAAGGTGTTTAGACAAATCGGTTCTGGTATACCAGAAGGATTAGCACAAGGTATAGGTATGTTTGGTTCTTCTATCAAGAATTCGATCAGTGATATGGGTAATTCTGCTATTTCTAGTACTAAGAGAATTATATCACGTATTGTAGATTCTATTAATATGGATATGGACTCCCAACCAATGATAAGACCAGTGTTAGACCTTAGCGATGTTCAATCAGGCATAGGTACTATGAATGGTATGTTCAATAATGTTGGAATAAATGCACACCTAAATGCTATTAGTTCAGGTGTAAACGCTAAAATTCAAAATGGATTAAATAACGATATTGTTTCAGCAATCGATGAGCTTCGTAAAGATCTAGGTAATGTTGGTGGAACTACTAACAACTATAATTTCGATGGAGTTACTTATGATGATGGAAGTAATATCGCAGATGCAGTTGGAGCAATTGTTCGAGCTGCTAAAATAGGAAGGAGGGCGTAATTTTGGCATTAGCTACATATACAGTCAAAAGGGGTGATTCCCTTTGGAAAATAGCTAGTGGTGGTTGTGGTAGTAATGTTGCTTCTAGTATTTCTGGAAGCACGATTGACGCTAAAATAAACACGCTAGTACAATTGAATGGTATTAAAAATAGAAATTTAATTTATGTTGGACAAGTATTGAAGTTGTCTGGAAGTACGTCTTCCAGCTCCTCTTCAAGTACTAAATCTAATGTACCTGTAATAACCGCTTTCGGATTACAATCTGAAGATACTACAGGTAGAGCTATGTATGTTGCATGGTCTTATTCTAGATCTTATGTAAAAAATTATAAAGTTAGATGGATGTATTATGCTGAAAACATGTGGCAAATAGGTACTGAAACCGAAACTACTTCTTACGAAAGTATCTATTGTAACGACTTATGGAGTGCTCCAGAAAGAGCTACAAAAGTCAAAGTCCAAGTATTAGCACAATCTCAATCTAATTCAAATAATGGTTTATATTGGTATGATGTGCCATGGTCAGCGGAAAAGATTTATGATTTTAGTGATAATCCCCCTTATCCTCCTAATACTCCTAGTATTGAGATTAAAGATTACACCCTTACAGCTTCTATAGAAAATATTGATGCTTCAAAATTAAATGCTGAATCAGTCGAATTCGAAATTATTAAAAATAATTCGACTAGTTTAGGTAAATACGAAGCTAAAATTAATATCGAAAGTTTTCATGTATCTTATTCACATATAGTTGATGCTGGTTCGGATTATAAAGTTCGTGCTAGATGTAAAAAGGGATCTAAAGTTAGTGGATGGTCAGATTTCTCTAATATTGAAGGAACAAAACCATCAACTCCAGCTGCTATAACAACATATAAAGCTAATTCTTATAGTAATAATGAAGTCACAGTATATTTGGAATGGACTACAGTTAATAACGCTGAAACATACGATATCGAATATACTACTAACAAAAATTATTTCGATGGATCAGATGGAACATCTACCATAAATGGTATTGAGTTTACTCATCATGAAATTACGTCTCTAACACTAGGAGAAGAATATTTCTTTAGAGTTCGAGCTGTAAATCAAAATGGAGAATCTGATTGGTCAGAAATAGTATCTGTAGTTGTTGGCACAACACCTATAGCTCCAACAACTTGGTCTTCAACTACTACTGCTGTGGTTGGAGAATTATTAAATTTATATTGGGTACATAATGCTGAAGATAATTCAAGTCAAACGTTCGCTGAATTGAGATTGTTTGTTGATGGTGTACAGCAAGTACCAGATATCACAATTGAAAATACAAGAGAAGAGGATGAAAAAGATAAAACTAGCGTTTATTCTTTAAATACTACTGAATATCCAGAGGGTACTAAACTTGAATGGCAAGTTAGAACTGCTGGTATAACTAAAGTGTATGGTGAATGGTCTATAAAAAGAGTTATAGATATTTATGCTAAACCGACGTTAGCTTTATCGGTTACAACTTTACCTGATGGCACAGGCGATATTATAAATACTCTAACATCATTTCCTTTTTACGTTTACGCATTAGCTGGTCCTAGTACTCAGCATCCTATTGGTTATCAATTAAAAATAACTGCTAATGAATATTATGAGACTATAGATGATACTGGTAAAACTAAAATGATAAATAAAGGAGATGAAGTTTATTCTAAACATTTCGATATATCAAATGTGTTGATAGTTGAAATGTCAGCAAATAATATTGATCTAGAATCAGATATAGAATATACAATTACTTGTATAGTTACTATGAATTCTGGTTTAACAGCTGAGACTTCTCATGACTTTAAAGTTAGTTGGACAGATGTCGCTTATAATATTAATGCAGATATAACAATCGATAATGAAACGTTAACTGCATCAATAATACCATTCTGTGAAGATGAAAATGGTGTGCTAGTTGAAGATATTACATTATCTGTTTATAGAAGAGAATTTGACGGTAGTTTTAAAGAAATAGCCACAAATATTCCTAATACAAATAGTGTAACTATTAGTGATCCACATCCAGCATTAGACTATGCTAGATATAGAATTATTGGTAAAGCTATTTTAACAGGAGCTGTAAGTTATTACGATTTACCAGGCGTAAAAGTTGGAGGAAAAGCAGCAATTATTCAATGGAATGAAGATTGGTCAGTATTTGATGCTACAGATGAATTTTCAGCTGAAAAACCTTCATGGTCTGGTTCAATGCTTTCATTACCATATAATATAAATATATCTGATAGTTCAGATGTTGATTCCGAATTAATATCATATATAGGACGTAAGTATCCTGTAGCATATTATGGTACTCAATTAGGACAAACATCTACTTGGAGTATGGAAATTCCTAGAGACGATAAAGATACTTTATATGCAATTCGTAGATTATCCGTATGGACTGGAAATGTATATGTTAGGGAACCATCTGGAAGTGGTTATTGGGCTAGTATAAAAGTGTCTTATAGTCAAACACATAAAGAAGTAACAATACCTGTTACATTAACTATAACTAGAGTAGAAGGAGGAATTTAATATGGTTAAATGGACTGAGTCGATGCAACAGACATTTGAATATTATATTGTAGATCCAATCACATGGGCTGATGGTAAAAAGATTGACACTGTTAAATCTTGTACAATTTCTCGTGATTCAGAAGTAGAAACTCTTGGATCAGCAACAATTGATATTGTAGATTTAATCGGCGAGAGTTACATTAGAGTTTACCTTATAACAATTCAAAATGGAATAACTGAAAAGCATCCATTAGGTACTTTTCTAATCCAATCTCCTTCCTCTAATTTTAATGGTAAAACACGTAACGTGTCTATGGATGTATATACACCATTATTAGAATTAAAAGAGAAACAACCACCAATTGGTTATTCAATTTTAAAAGATTCTAATATTATGGAATACGCATACCTGACAACAAGAGAGAATTGTAGAGCACCTGTTATAAAGACGGAGTGCTCTAAAACTCTTACTGGTGATTTTGTAGCAAATACTAATGATAATTGGATAGTGTTTAATTCGGATTTAATGAAAAACGCTAAATATAAATATGATTTAGATGAAATGGGAAGAATTCTATTTGCTCCAGATCAAGATTTAGCATCGTTACAGCCTATATGGACATATAATGATGATAATAGTTCAATATTATATCCTGATATTGATATGAACCATGATTTATATGGAATACCTAATGTGGTAGAAGTTATATATTCAAGTGGTAAAGATTATTATCATATAAAAGTTGTTAATGATGATCCAAATAGTCCTATATCTACAATTAATCGTGGAAGAGAAATAAAATACAGAGAAACTAATCCTAGTTTAGTTGGTTCACCTACTGAAATGGAATTACAAGAATATGCTGAAAAGTTACTTCGTAATCTTTCATCTGTTGAATACACAATAACTTATACTCATGGATATTGTCCAGTAAGATTAGGAGATTGTGTTAGATTAAATTATACGAGAGCTGGATTAAAAGACATTAAAGCTAAAGTAATTAGCCAAAATATTAAATGTAAACCAGGATGTGAAGTTACGGAAAAAGCTGTATTTACTACAAAGTTATGGAGGTGATAGGTAATGGCTTTATCTAGTGATTTAATATCACAATTTGTCAAAGTAACACAAGACAAACAAGAAACAAATAAAGAATCTACCGCTTACGGTAAGATAATAAAACAGGGTGATGTTGAATATGTACAACTTGATGGTTCAGACTTATTAACTCCTATTTCTTCTACTACTGTAGTGAAAGATGGCGATAGAGTAATGGTTACAATCAAAAATCATACAGCGATTGTAACTGGAGACTTTACAAATCCATCAGCTAATAAAAAAGATGTAATTGAAATTGGTAACAAAATAACTAATTTCGAAATAATAATAGCCGATAAAGTTTCAACTAAACAATTAGAAGCTGAAATAGCTAGAATTGAAGAATTAAGGGTTAAAGAATTAGAAGCTACAAATGCAAAAATAGAAACTATGGAAGTTAAAGTAGCTAAAATAGATAAACTTGAAACTGACATGATTGATGTTAGTGGTAAGGTTACAGCACACGAAGGTGAATTTACAACACTTAGAGCAGACATTGCTGATTTTAAAAACGTTACATCTGAATCAGTAAAAGCTGTTGAGGGTAAATTTAATACTTTAGAAGCTGATTATACATCATTTGAACAAACAACTACAAACAAACTTACAGCTTATGAAGCTGACATAAAAGATTTGGAAACTAATATGTTAACCTCTGAAAAAGCAGATTTAAAATATGCAAATATTGATTTTTCAAACATTAAAGAAGCTGCTATAGAAAAATTATTTACAGATTCAGGTATTATTGAAAATTTAATCATGAGTGAAGGTAAAGTTACTGGTAAATTAGTAGGTGTTACTATATCTGGTGATTTAATTGAAGGTAATACAGTAAAAGCTGATAAATTAGTTGTTTTAGGTGAAGATGGTTTATATTACAAACTTAATGTTAATTCGTTAGGAGAAGCTACTGCATCTTCTGATAAAAAGTATCAAAATGGATTAGATGGTTCTGTTATTATAGCAAATTCTATAACAGCGGAACATATTGCGGTCGATGATTTAGTAGCATTCGGAGCTACTATTGGTGGATTTCATATAACTGATCATACTTTATATTCTGGGGTTAAAGAATCTATTGATAATAATACTGAAGGTGTGTTTTTAAGTGATGATGGTCAAATAAATATAGGAGATACTAATAATTATTTAAAATATTATATTGACGAAAATGGAGAGTATAAACTCGAAATACTTGCTCAAAATATTAAATTTAAAACTGACGGACAAACTATCGAAGAGATAATAGATAATACCAATATTGAACTTAATAAAATAAGTGAATTAGAGTTAGGTATGGATGGTATAAATGCTTCGGTAGTAGAAATAAAAAATGAACAAACATCAACAAAAGACACATTAGATGCTATGGATAAAGACATTACAGAATTAACAAATACTGTATCAGCAAAAATGTCTTCTACTGAAGTACAAATAGCTATTCAAAATGAATTAGCCAATGGTGTTTCTCACGTGAAAACATCTACTGGTTTTACATTAAATGAAGACGGATTAACAATTTCTAAGACTGGTAAAGAAATGACTACAACCATCGATGAGGATGGTATGACTATTAAACGAAATGAAGAAGAACGTTTAATAGCTGATAATGAAGGGGTTATTGCTTATGATTTACAAGCAAAAACGTATTTAATCATTGGTGAAAATTCTCGTTTCGAAGATTACGAAGAGGATAGAAAACCACAAACAGGATGTTTCTGGATAGGTGAAACTAATATAGCCGAAGTTATTTCAGAGGAGGTGTAACACATGGCTTTACAAACAAAAATTTTTAATGGTAGTACTAATCATAGTTTATGGACATTTAGAATCATTGTAGACGAAAATAGTACTAGTACAAGTGGTAATAGTTCAAGTGTTACTGTTACGCCATATATAGGTAGAAATACAAGTGCTAGTTATATGAAAGGTGCTGAAATTAACTGTATTATAAGGGTAAGTGGATGTAATGCACAAACTATAAGTGGAAAATACACAACCGGAACTATTGCAGCTGGAGGTTGGTATTCATTAGGTAGTAGAACATTTACAGTACAACATGGCGATGATGGATATAGAGATATAGAAGTATCAGCAAGCTTTACTAATGACGTAAACCCAGGTAGTGGTTCTGCTAGTGGTACTATGTCATTAACTTATATTCCAAGAGCAGCGACATTAACATCAGCTCCTAATTTTGCTGATGAAGCTAATCCTACTATTTATTATAGTAATCCAGCTGGAAATGCAGCAACAGTACAAGCTTGTATAGCTAGTTCTGATGGTCAAGTTCAATATGTTAAATATCGTGATATACCATCTAATGGTACAGAATATACATTCGATTTAACAGACGAAGAAAGACGTACTTTGATCGAAGCAGTACCAGATGGTAAGAAGGAATTGTATGTTAGTTTTTATATAAAAACAATAATTAATGGGAATACAGTTACACCATTAAAATACCTTACTAGAATTTTCTCAGTTGTTGGAACAGAACCAGAAATAGAACCAGTCGTGAAAGATATAGGTTCATATTCGGTTGGAACTTTAACTAAAGATGAAACCATAATGATTCGAGGTTTCAATCATATGCACGCTACAATGGCTGTAACTCTTAAAAAAGGAGCTACAATTAAAAGTCAAACAATTCAAAATGGTTCAGACACTATAAGTGGTTCAGCTGCTGAATTTCCATCATCTGAAGATAATCTATTTATATTTACTGTAATAGATTCATTCGGTAATACTGTAACTAAAGAAGTAACCATTCCGATTGTAAATTATATAACTTTAACTTGTAATTTGATTACAAATAAACCAACAGCCGATGGGGATATGACATTTAAAATTAAAGGTAATTACTTTAATGGTAAATTTGGAGACAATGGTATAGATAATACTTTAACTGTAAAATGGCGTTATAAAGAAAACAATGGAGAGTATAGTGATTGGGTTGATGTAACACATAATTTAACTGGAAACACGTATGAATCGATTGTTAATCTTACAGGATTAAATTACAAATCTACATATACAATACAAACTACAGCTATGGATATGATCAATACTGGTGGTGTTCTATCTATAGAATCAAAAGTTAAAACTATACCGGTATTCAATTGGGGTGAAAACAACTTTGATATCAAGGTTCCTTTAACTGTTGATAATGTATATTGTACAAATATATTTAGAGGTAGTTTGGAATTAGGTAGTTTTGATAGCAGTACTGGAGAAAAAATCGATAACCAATCTCAATATAGAAATGTTGATTTTGTTGAGGTTGAATGTAACGAATCTTATATATTTTATGTTAATGATTCAACACAAAAAATTGTAGTGTTATTCTATGATGAAAACAATACATTTATAAGTGAAACTCGTAATGTTCAATCTGATGGGGTATTTATTACACCAGATAATGCTCGTTATATAAATTTTAGATGTTTTCAAGCTCAATTTACAGAAGATTTTGGTAATTTTAATATCAAAATTAAAAAATCATCACCAATTAAAACAAAAACAATAAATAACAATAGTATTTATGGTTCTGGTGATATACCGTTAATGTCTCAACCGGTTATATTATACGATAACCCTTCTGGTTCAAACGCTGAAATAGAATTATCTGATAATATTGATAATTATGAGTTTTTAGAAATATTCTTTACTGATAATAATAATCGAAATGGAGGATATTCTAAAATATATTTATTTGAAGGACGCATAACAGATATCAATTTAAGTCTTACTGAAGCTTCAAATAATGTTGGTGATACATATATACGACGATCATTGTATTATATGTCTGAAAATAAATTAACTCCAAATTATGACGCATCAGGATATGTATATATAACCGGCACAGCGATAAATACAACTTTCCATGGTGCTAATTTATTAAAAATAAGAAAAATACTAGGTTACACTAGTAGTGGAATATCATATATTAATGCAGACGAGGTGAGATATTAATGAGTCAAGTATTAGTTACAGAATCTTATTTAGAAGATATCGGAGATGCTATAAGGGATCAGACTTGTAGTACTATATCCTATACACCAAGCGAAATGAGTACTGCTATAAGATCTATTACAGGATCTAATAATAGTTCTACTTGTAAATCAGGATCGTATATACATTTGAGAAAAAATGCAGATCAGACAACACCATTTAAGGAAAGAGTAGTTGTAACATGGGATGAAGTACTCCATAACGATACTAAAGGATTATTAACTTTCGATTCAGATAATAACATGGTTACGTTAACAGAAGGAACACATACAGTATTAATCACTGCTCAATATCAACAATGGTATTCAGGTAAAAAATATCTGTACGTTAATAAATGTATAAATGGAGAGGTTGTCGATGAAAATATAGTTCTTACTACCGACGAAGTACCAAATATTGTTTGTATAACAACATTAAGTGCTGGAGAAAGTGTCAAAATGGATGCTTATTACGATGGTACAGAAAGCGATGCGTATATAGCACAATCTAAATCGTGGACTAATTTTAAAATTATGATTATGGATACTGCAGATAATACATCTGAACTTTTAGATATAATCTATCCTATAGGATCTATCTATATGTCTATCAATGATGTTAATCCTGGAATATTATTTGGTGGAACATGGTCTCAAATAAGTGGTAGATTTTTAATTGGTGTTGGAAGTCCTGAAGATAATACTGAGACAACTTTTGGCGATTTAAACAATAATGAATACGAATTTCATGCTGAAGGTATGGGTGGTCAATATACTCATCAATTAACTACAGATGAAATGCCTTCTCATAATCATACACAAAAAGAATGGTTATTTACTGGAAATAGTGCTTCTGGAGTTCACTATGGTAAAACATGGTTACAAGATACTGGTAGTTATCATGATACTGGAGAATGGGCGTCAATTGATAATGCCGGTGGTGATCAACCACATA